CATCAACGGATATTGGCATCAAGGCCAATAGTTTGAACACAGAGATCTGGAACAAATTCAATGAGTCAAACCCAACAAACAATATCCATAGCCAATTACTTGGAGTATCAAATATAGATTCCACTGTAGTTAAAACCATAGCAGACTATAAGAACTTGTACAAAATCCGACACAATATTATTCATCTCATGATTTGCTCTAAGCTTAATAAAAAGTATGGAGAAAGATCAATTGAGAGTTTTGAGAAACAAGGATACAAATTTAATGGCCCATACTATCATGATGTTAAGAAGTTAACCCCAGATTATCTGGACATTTTTGATTCAAACTCAGTGGAGATGTTTGAGGTCACAGTTTCTTCCTCTTTTGATGCCAAGGAAGCAAAGCTCAGTAAATACTCACTTCTAATTCACATGTTGAAAGAATCAGGATACAAAGTGTCCTACAAAACATTTTTCATATACTCTAAAGACCCATATATGACCAGGGATGAACTTCTTCTGCTTGGGCTGGATGATGTCTCAGTGGCTGCTATGGCAGACATATGTGAAAGATTCAATGATCTGCTTTCTGAAATACATGAAACCCAAGAAGGATTTCAGTTGTTCTTAGAATACAACAATTACATAGAGTCCAAAATTGACCTAAATTTCCCATTTGAGTACACCAAAGAAACACATAAGAAGTTCAACAATAAATGTTTTCATGGAGACATTCCCAGTTTTGAGAAGATGTCTGATGAGAAGATCTCTTCCTTTATGAGCACTATGGCAGATATGGTTGACTCTATAGAAGATCCTATGATGGCGACTGATAATTTTGATGAATCACTATTCCTGGAAACAATGAGAGAAAGAGCCAACACTTTTAAATTCAGAAGTGTTATGCCACTCCCGTTTCTCTCAGTGTCTGGGGATGACTCTGCTCTTAGAAGCACAGAAACAGATTTCAGAGATTGTTCCAACATATCTGCCAAAATGGCTGAATCTACAGATCCAGTTATATCACATATTGGTTTTGGCTACAGAGATCATTTCAACAATCTTGAGAGAAAGGAATTCATTCAGAATGATGATTTTCTTTGTCACATAAGTATACCTAGTGAAGTTAGAAAGAAGATAGCCCTAGAAGGTCCTGGAAGGAAATATTACATCTCAATAAATTCCATTGAGCACATAGAGGAGCAAAAGAAACACAATGGGATGGCCATATCACCAGATCTGGATGTTTCTGAAATAACTAAAATATTATTTCTTCTATCCAGAAAGTCACCTGTGAATGAAACTGGAGACACCATGAAGAATATGGAGAACATAAGAAACATGGATGGAGTTGGTCTCTCATATGTTAGATTCTGTCAGAGTGTTTATAGAGAAGTGAATATAAATGCAATGAGAGGAGATAGAAGAAAGAATTTTGTTCTAAAATCAACAGGATTTAAGGGAGTTTTCATACTACTTTTCCCCGGTCCAAAGCTGAGATGTGGTGAACTAGTTAATCGGTGTTGGTTTAAAGTTATTGTTGACCCAGTTGTTGCTCATGAACATGAGTTGTCTGACAACAGATTCTTTAAGAGAATGAACATTTCAAGCACAATTTTGCATAGTGATTGGTTGTCTGCAGATGTACATAGGTTGGAGCATTATGTTAGATGTTATGACAAAATACTCATGGCATACATGACCTATGTTTCCATGAAATCCAGACCTGATCTAGCTAATTACAAAGAAAGGCACTACATCTCAAGCAAGAAGGATCCAGAGAAGAGTGAGCTAAAGAACTCAGATGATCTTTTGGACAGTCTTTTCATCAAAAGTATAGATGGTGTTAGTGTTGTTCATCACACAAATAATGATGACACAAATGCACTTGGAATGATTATATCCATATATCTGGAAAACCGAAGGTCAACATCCAAAATGATACAAAATTATAGGTATCTTGTCATGACATCCATTTCAATATGGCCAAAGTACAATGATGTTTTCGACAAGATGTCAGAAGCTATTAGGTCTCCATTACAGTTGTACCTGCTAAAGAAAGCCTTGTCCTATAGAAGATTAATGTTATCCTGGGGCCCTAAAGGCAATGCATCATTTGGTAAGGTTAAAGTGGATCCTATAACTGGTAACATGTTTGATTCATTTGGTGGCTCCATAATTAAGCTTCCTAGAATATGTTTGGAACCTCAAGTTAATGCAGAATTTCATGAAATTTTATGTGAGATGTACTTTACCATGCTATTTAATAAAAATCAGGATGACCCAACGCATTCTAGCTTCCAGGTCTTGGACAAAATTCTAGAAGGTGAAAACAACTTCAAGGATGTGAAGTTGAAGGGAAACCATCTGGGCTATAGAGACGATATGTCTGATGAAGATTTTGCTAAGTTCATAATATCAAACCCCAAATCCCACCAATTCTCAAAGGTGGCCATTGAGATAGGATCCATCCTACATAGGAAGCATCAGAAGGATTTTCACAATTTCGAGGTCAAACAGTCAGCCTTGAACCCAGCTTTGAATAAGACAATAGATGAATATGCCACTTTCAAGTCTAGTTCAGTTTATGAGAGTTCTATTCACAGACCAGCAACTGTAAGACAAAACCCAAGGAGAAAATGCATACAAGGGGTTATATCTCTACTTGACCAGGGAGTTCACAAGTCCTTTGAAATTGTGGAGGAGTTTAGAGATGAAGAGACTCACTACCAAGTTTTTAAGAAAAATCAAATAGGTGGTGTTAGAGAAATATTGATCTTACCAATAACTGTCAGGATCAGAATAAATGTCCTTGAAACCTTGTCCAGGCAGATTTGTAGCTTTGACAACAGAGAAATACTGACACATGGGAAAAATAAAAATGAGACCATAAAATCAATATTGCTGAATTCAAAGAGGCTTCCTGGGACTAGAGCCCAAATACATATAACTATGGATAAATCAAAATGGGGCCCGAGTTTTGTGCCGATTCAATTTATTTATCTGTTCACACAGTTCCAAGGTGAGTTGGGACCATTGTTCAACTTCATACTGGATGTACTAATTCGACACCAAAACAAACGATGTCTTTTACCAGACAGGCTGGTAAAGGCTTGGTTTGTTGATGATGGAAATGCTAAGATCCATAAGAACAAAAACCTCCAAGATGTGAAAAATAGGTTCTTGGCCACTAGAGATATTTCCATGATGAACGAGTCAAACATGGGACAGGGTATCCTTCACTTTACATCATCCCTATTACACCTGAACATGATTAGTTTTAGAAATGAGTTGTACCGAATAGTGTGTCTCAGGAAGAACCTGGATCCAAATGATCATTTTGATGTATTGTCATCAGATGATTCATACACTTCTTTCTGTCCTGAAGTCACTAACAACAAAAGTTTTCCCATGTTGAAATTAAGGTTGTTTATGAAGTGCCAAAGACTTTCCGAGTTACTGTTTAACTGCCGAACATCAGCTAGCAAATCCAGTATAAACCCATTAGTTGGAGAATTCAATTCATTGTTTGTTAGTGGAATGAGCTTGGTTCCTGCCACCATAAAATTCTCTCTATCCTCTGTTCACATGCCAAACACTGATTCATTCCACAGGATGGTGAAGGAATGTTACTCATCTTCCAGACAGATAATAGAGAATGGAGGTTCACTGGATTTGTATTTATTGTCACACTTATTGAATAAGGATTATTGTGAATCCATTTACCATACTCATGACTCAGGTGTGAACTCCATGAAGGATTATGGTATCAAGTGGATGCCCTATCATATGGGGCATTACCCAATATTTGACCCTTGCCTCATGATGATGTTTGGTCCAGAATTTTGGAACTACTACATATACATGACAAAGAGATTTTCTATGTGTGATAATGAGTTGAGATTGTTCAACAACTCACATAAAATGTTGGATGGGACCTTACTTGACTACATGGTTGAATTAGAGAATTCTGAGACCAACATAGGAGGACTTCTCAGAATTGAAGCTAGCACTGGGCCAATACATCAGCTGAATAGAATGAGAGATCTATGCGGCATGACATCAGAGATGATAAATGAGATAATGATGGGGAATCCTATGATTTTGTTCAATAAACCTAGCACCTTAGAGGAAGTTAGGTTTAGAGTTTGTCAAAAATTGTATGTGAATGGATCACGAGAGGCAGTTAAGATGATATCACCATCTATATATTATGGGAGGGTTTCAGCCACAGTTAGTGCTGCAGCATTTCATGTGATGGGGGATTATGAGAAAAGGACTTATAAGGAGTGTCTAACCCTCATGATAATTCAGCAACCTCAGATAAATTTAGATGAACAAATTAAATTCATCTACCCAAGACATTCTGAGTATGAGTTTTTCTTTGAAAAGATGAACACAAAACAGGAATCTTACTACAGAAGTCCATACGAAGTCCAAACCATACAGAAATTATCTCTACACAAAGTTAGTCACAAACTATCAAACCCTCTAAATAGGATTGTCTCAGAATTGTGGGGCAACAAAATCACAGATAGTTATGAACATCACATTTTAATGAGGGATGTGAAATTACTCAAATTGCATTTTCCTTGGTTCAGGGACACAATGGAAGAAACCCTGGACTGCTTTTCTGGAGATCCGGAAAGGAAAATTAAGGGAATGTTCACGATGTTTATGAAGATGAGTAACCTTAGAGATAAGAGTTTTAAGGGTGTGATATATGGACCTGGATCAGATGATATTTTGGGCACTTTCAAGAATATGACAGAAAGAAATAGCACGCCATCAATTGTTTCAAGAGTTGAAATTCAATCATCATCATATATAGGTTCAAGATCCAAAACATCATATGATGAAATAAACTCAATTATCAACTATGAGACTGCAAGAATAATAACCAAACTAGGTTCACCAGCGATAAATAAAGTCCCACAAAGTGATCTAAATTATTTTTTCACAGATCCTCAAGTTCACAAAAAAACCAAAAAAAGGCTGTTCATGATATGTTGTTCACTAGATATTATACAGAATGTGGAAGATTGGACAGGAGAATTGAACTTGATCAGCCACTATTGGCAAACCAAACAGAAGTATTACAATGGATCATATTCTGGAAATTTTGAAATAACGTCATTCTGTGGAACCTCTTCTATGACTCTCAATTATATTGACAAAACCAGAAAATACACTCTGAGGAAACACAATGTAAAGAACCCCGATCTGATGTTTGGACTATTACGAGAGATATGTGAAACACTAGATATGAAGCAAGAGGACTTGCTGAAGAAACTGGATCAAGGTTATTATATCATAAAAGACAATAAAATATTAAATGTTGGCTCTGGCTTCATGATTGAGGATTCTCAAATTAGGCCCATGGTGTTTCAGAGCAAATTCACCATAAAGCTAAATGATGATAGATTGATGATGCTTGATGATCTGGGGAGAGTTACATTATCTTTAGATATTGGTTTTGTCCCAACTAGGTTCATACCTGAAGTAGAAGATTTCCCACTTTTTGGTATAAGTTTCAAATCACTGTGCTCAATTGGAGCTTTCTCTCAGCATTTTGAAGAAGATTACCTTTTCGAGAAAGATGTTAATGAGCTAATTAAGACTCTGGATGTCCCAAAACCCAAACTTAAAAAAGAGACAGTGGAGAGACTCAGAATAAACTGGACTGATTTTCAGGATGAGAAAGAGCCACTGGATAGTGACATAAAAGTTGAATTTGATTTTGAAGAGTTGATGTCTCTAGAAGTTAACATGGATTTTCTCGTGGGAGATTTTGAATCTGATCTACTTGAATTCGTCATAGAATCAAATTTCTTAAATGACTTAACCATAATCCCTAAAATAGTTCAAAGTAGATCAATATTTGAGAGGGTTAGAAATCTGAAATACAGATTAATTGCTAGTATGTTTGTCTCAAGCCGGAAGATGAACAGGGACACCTTAGTTCAAATAGTCAAAATGCTGAGGCAATCAAAGCAAGTTAAGTATGTTTATTGGTCATTGTTAGTCTGTTATGAAGCCACAATGGCTTTGAATAAGAATGAGTCACCAGATGACATAATCATAAACATGAACAGAACCTT